AGAAGCGAGTAACGGATATGCGGAAATCTATCTATGTAAATAGGTGTGTGATTGAAAAGGAATGGCGGGTTCGCAATCCTGTGTTTGATAAGAAAGGTGAGAAATCCACTACGATGTTTCGTATTCGCCCTGCAAGAACCGTAGATGAATTGGAGTTTATAGTTAAAGAGTTAGAAGGCTGAGAAATGACAGTAATAGCTATTAAGAAACCTAAGCATAAGAGTATGGCGAAGCTCAAGAAGCAGGTCTGGGATATTTTCAGCCAGTATATTCGTATGAGAGATTGCCTTAAAACGACAGGATGCCTCAGTTGGGGGCTCTGTATTACCTGTGGCAAGCGATACCACATCAAGTTACTTCAGGCCGGGCACTTCATCCCCGGGCGTCATAATGCCAATCTATTCTCAGAATACGGGACTCACGCCCAGTGTTACAACTGCAATATAAACCTCAAGGGGAATACATTGGAATATCGTAGGCGAATCTTAAGCCTATATGGCACGGGATACGATGAGATACTAGAGGAACAGGACAAAGAAATAAAGAAATTCACCATCACCGAACTAGAGGAAATGAAAGAAACCTACAAAGAGAAGATTAAGGAGCTATTAAAGCAGGAGCGTTGATTGAATAGAATAGCCTATGCAGACCCGCCGTATTTAGGATGTAGCCATTATTATCCTGAACGGCAAGAGGTTGACCACCAAAAGCTAATACAGGAGCTCGAGACTTATGATGCTTGGGCATTGTCCTGCCATTCACCAAGTCTGAAAATACTATTACCGATGTGTTCTGATAAGGTGCGAGTAGCAGCATGGGTAAAACCATTCTGTTCATTCAAGCCTAATGTAAATCCTGCTTATGCTTGGGAAGCGATTTTATTCAAGCCATTGCCTCGAGCTCGAGAGGTTGCCACGGTTCGGGATTGGGTATCTGCCAATATTACATTAAAGAAAGGATTGGTGGGGGTAAAACCTCCTGCATTTTGCTATTGGCTTTTTGAATTACTTGGAGCTCGAGAAGATGATAAGTTCTTTGACTTGTTTTCTGGCACTGGCGTTGTTACTCGCTGCTGGGAATCATGGGTTGCAGCTCGGCGGTGCTCACAAGGAAGTTTAGGAGCGTTGATTGAATAAGCCTTAAAGGAGGAGCTATGGAAGTAGTTAAAAATCAATTTATTGATATACACTTTGAAGAGGATGAACGAGAAAAGGCGGAGAAATTAGCACGGCGTTATGAGGCACGAGGCTATACACGAGAAGCTGATGGAGAAGACTGTATTCAGCTATTAAAAACTAAGCTAGTTAATTAGAAGTAATGGACTTTGGAGTAAATAAGGAGGGATATGAGTGCTGATAGCCCATATTTAGTAAAGGTCTTGAAACTTATTGAAGCTGAAATAGTTATTTATGCTGTCACATCTGCCGATGCTATTGAGGAAGCACGCAGGCTACCAGATGTAGCGAAGGTGGTTGAAGCAAATCCATTATTAGATTTGGAGGGATAAATGAGAGAGAAGCTGGCAAACGAACTAGAGAATACTTGGTTTGAAATAGAACACATGGAGGATTTATGGCTACAAATGGCAGATGTGCCTATTAAGATTATCTGCGAGGAGATAGAGAAGGAACTAAATGGACGAGAAGAAGATATGATTGCAGATGCAGATTATAAAGAAGGGTGGCTAGATTGCAGGCACTGGATTCTCGCCCTGCTTAAATAAGATGCCTGAAGGCGTAAAGTTGATAGACTGCAAAAGCCTATTAGAGAAGATAAGGCAAACCTTGAGTGTGCAAGAGGCAAAGGTTATAATATTAATGCGTGATGTCCCTTATGGGACGATTGAAATTATCATGGAGGACGGAAAAGTAGTGCATAAAAGAAGGATAGAGAGCGTTAAAGACTAACTAGCCTATCGAACAAGTCGGGGGCGAGTTTTGAGGTTCAATTTTGTGACCTCAAGATTCGCCTCTTTTTTATTAAAGAAAATGGTCGGTTTGTTTAATAAGGGGAGAACTTACTAAACGGAAGTTTAATAACGATGGCTACTTTATGGGATATTTTGAAACCCGGTGACCAAGAGAAGTTGGTTTACTTCTATAAGCAGCAATTTGGTATGAAGTTTATACCACCAAAGCGCGGTGACCGGGCTATCGAGTGCGACACGAAGGTTGAGGACTTGCCAGAGCTAACCCGAATTATGGAGCAAGCACCGAATTACTCTGTTGATGTTCAAGGGAGGGAAGGGTGAAGATACTAGATTTAGATGTTCTACAAGGTTACGCCAATGAAATGGCTAGAAAACTAAATACAGATTGCCAGCCGCTTCTAAGGTGGAAACAATGTACGGATGAATGCGGAGAGTTAAGTTCACATTGTCACACTATTGAGGTAAGCGGGCAGAAACGGGGCACAATTTGTATAGATGATTCTGATTCAAACCTATACAGTCACGGTTGGCGATGGATTGTAGCTCATGAGGTATGTCATCTAAGTGTGAAAAACTGTGATTTACCACAGTTCGCTGAACTTATGAAGCAATTAGGTTTTTCATAATGGAGTTAGCATGAGCGGGGACTGCCGGCGCTGTAAGGATTATAGGGAGTGCATCGGTAAAGAATGGTATCACTATGGAGAAATTAGATGGTGTGTCTGGCAGGTTATTTTTATCTTAGCGAACGCCGACACATTACGAGCTGGGCGCTGGCCACAGGACCCCGACAGAGTAGATGATAATTCAGGGCAAAGAAGCATTAAGACCGAAGCGACATTTACCAAGCCTATTCTTATACTCGCCGAATTGGAGGAGAGACTTAAAAGAACAGGGATATGCGGGAAGTTACTTGTCGCCCAGGTCGAGGCAGGCCGGGAGTTTAACACCTTAGATTATGAGGCTAAATCGGCGCTGCTCTATATCAAGGGATGGAGGCGGAAAAGAATGTCTTTTAGCGCCTGGAAAAAGGCAAGGAAATATTACCAAAAGGTAATAAAAGTTGAGCATCAAAAGGAGGGGGCTTATGTGCAAGTGTGAGAAATGCGGAAAACACTGCGATTGCGGTGAGAAATACTGCGACCAACACTTTTTAGAAGAGCTACATACGAAAAATAAGAAAGAAAAGGAGGTTAAAAATGCTACTAGAAATAGCGGAAAAGGGAGCACCTTTATCAAAACCCGAAGACCCTATTTGGACAACTACCATAATGACTTATGAATTGGGGAATGTGATAAAGGCATTAACTAAAGCTCGGAATAAAAATGCCTACGGTGATGAGGCTGGCGAAAGGGCATACTTTGGAACGGCGAGAGTGGAACTAGCAGACTTGTTGACGCAAGGCTACCTATTAGCCGAGCAAATGGGCTGGAAAAGAATTGATTTAGAGAATGATGGGCTAGACCGCTTTAGGGAAAGAATGGCCGAGTATGCAAGGGATTTGGTGGGATAGCATGAGAATCTATATAGCCAGTGCTTACACTAAAGGCGATGTGGCAATCAATGTGAGGAATGTCATATTGGTAGCCGATGAGCTTGTGAAGCGGGGACACACTCCATATATCCCACACTTGACACACCTCTGGCATCTTATCTCGCCGAAAGAAAGCAGTTTTTGGTATGAATATGACAATAGCTTTATAGACCATTGGGCTGATGCATTATTGAGATTAGATAATCTATCTTCTGGTGCTGATAATGAAGTTGTGAGGGCAAGAAAGCTGGGAATACCTGTTTATTACAATTTAGGGGATATACCGTAATGAACTGCAAACACCAAAAGTGGATTCTCGATAAGAACAACTTCGGGAAATGTAAATGTGGTGCAAGCAAGCAGTTTCCCGTGGTGTCCAAGATAACACTAAGACCCAGCGAGGCTTTGACTATGGAAAATCTAGGTCCTGATTCTAAGTGCAATCCTGATGCCTGGTGCAGCGCAAGTGTGCATGGGGTGAAATTTGACAATGATTATTGAAAATGTTTTACTTGACAACAGAGGGAACACTTATGCCCCAAGCCCGATCAATCGGGCTTTTTGTATTATGACGGGAGGCTATCTTATGGGTCTAGATTCCCATAGGGTTGTCTCCCACAGCGCCAGGGCGAGTAACCCTGGCCCGACAGCCCCAAGTAAGTCCTGGAATAGACGCTTTACTGGACAGCAGGGCAATGAGCTACCAGGGATTGGGGCTGTTTCTATTTCAGGAGACATAAATGGACGAAGAAGAATATCAATATCCCCCTGAGTGGGAGAACTTCATAGGTGAGGATGACAGCACTACGTATTGAATGGCTAGATTCTAGTGGTTGGGGAGATGTCTGGAAGGATTACGAGGAATTGAAAGATTTGAAATTGTCCCCAATCACAACCAGGGGAGCGGTAGTGAAAGAAACTCCTGATACCATCTTTCTAGCACAGTCTGTAAGCCATGACCAATGCCATAACATAATCGGCATCCCCAAAGGGTGTATTCTCAAGCAGAGGAAAATACCATGACTGAAGGGCAAGAGATAGTGGCTTGCGTAGTATTATGCTTTGTCCCGTATTTAGTTTTAAGGTTGCTGATTCCTTTTATTGTGAAAAAAAGACATCATGGAAGTCATTGAAAAGATAATCTCGTATAAATGGAGCGACATCTTTCACTTTTATCCTTTTGGCGATATCCACATGGGTTCTATTGACTCAGCAGAAGGTGACTTTAATAGCAAAGTCATAGAGTGCGTCAATAGGGAAAATTCCTTCGCACTTGGTATGGGAGACTATGCTGATTGCATAACCAAGAATGACCCACGCTTCGACATGGATGGCCTAGCTTCCTGGGTAGAAAAAGGAAACATAGTTGAATCGCAGCGTATTCGGGTTGTTGAAGCATTCAAGCCTTTAGTGGAAGCGGACAAACTAATCGCACTCGGTACAGGTAATCATGAAGAGGAGATACATCTTCGCCATCAATGCGATATAACCCGTAACATCTGCCGTGATTTGAAAGTGCCTTATGCCGGGTATTCCTGTTTTGTAATTTTAACTTTCAGGCGAGAGAATAGTAACGAAAGCCATCAGTATATCTGGCATAGCTGGCATGGTGCTGGAGCTGCCCAGACTGAAGGGGCTAGATTGATGCGGTTGATGAGGCTGGTAAATGACATTCAAGCCCATATCTACACTATGGGACATCTTCACGCTATGACTTCGCATACACCCGATAGGTTAATGTGCGTTAGAGGCAGAGTAAAGAGCATTAAATTGGTTGCCACTATTACAGGGTCCTGGCTGAAAGCCTATACGCAGCCGAAGGGAGAACAGATACTAAATGCCAGTTACGCTGAAAAGAAAGGTTACAAACCAAGTCGTATTGGAGCACCTATCATAAAGATATGTCCAGAACGAGATGAAATTACAATAGAGAGTTGATATGGCACCCTATCCTGAGGTATAATATATACAGGAGGTATACATTATGCCGAAGCTAGGAGATATATGGAATAAACCCAGAAAAGAAAAAGGTAGATTTACCATATGGATATGGCAAGCCTGTATAAAGTGTGGGAAGGAACGTTGGGTTTTAGAATATAAATGGAAGCAAGGGAAATCTAAATATTGTCATCATTGTTATGTTACAACTTTTTCTCATTTTGCTCCGTGGGTTAATAAAAGTGGAAAGGAAAATCCTAACTGGAAAGGCGGACGCAAAAAAGTTATTGGGGGTTATTGGACAGTTAAGTTGTTACCAGATGATGAAGATTACCAATTATTGAAGTCCATGATAAAAAGTGATGGATATGTTTTAGAACACCGTCTTATTATGGCGAAGGCGATTGGACGTGCTTTAGGTAGTAAGGAAATTGTTCATCACGTGGATGGGAATAGGGAGAATAATGTATTGTCCAATCTGGAGTTAACTAGTTTGAGTAATCATGATTTATCTTATAAAGGTGGTTATAAACAAGGTTTCAAAGATGGTATGAAATATGCTCAATCAATCAAGATATGTCCAGAACGAGACGAATTAACGATAGAGTCATAACTAAATATAGGTAAGATAATACCCTAATTGGGTAAGGAGGAAAATGAGTGATACATTAAAAGCAGTAGCGACAGCGAGCTTCGTAGCGGGGAGGACAAACGGTAAGTCGCGAGCTCCATACGCTTGAGATACTGGGTTCAATTCCCAGCCCCGCCACTAAAAAACCAACCCTTCGCAATGGCAAGGTGCAAGACTGGTGGAACGCAAAATAACAATCGACTGTTTTCTCTTTAAACTTCGCCCCAAAAGTTAAATGGCGTGAGTAAGCACACCAGCCCTGCCATTCAAAAAACATTATGTTTCTTTTACACGGAAAGGGGTAAAACTACTATCACCTTTAGGACTTGACAGAGGTAACAATGGACTTTGAAAACGATAACTTTACTTGGACTAAGGACTCAGCAACCATTAGCAACGAGGAAATGACCGAGATGAAGTCCCGAAAGACAATGACACTATAAGGAGGTTAGAAATGAGTGATACATTAAAAGCAGTAGCGACAGCGAGCTTCGTAGCGGGGATTATACTAACTGGTATATTCCTTCCCAACGAAAAGGAACTTCAGTACATTTTCGTATCTCTCCTGAGTGCCATATGGGTTCTACCGCCTGTCAAAGACACGCTGCGCCAAATGTTCAGGGCATGATAGACAAATTAGTTTGGTGGCTTCAGGTAAGGAAGAATACCACTCCGGCACATTGGGTGTATGGCTTTCTGTGTGCCTTCCTCATGCTACCTTTCGGGATACTTGCAGGATGGGGAATGATGGGAATGTTTGCAGGTATGGAAGCGTGGAATGACTACTGTGATGGGACTAGACAAGGGTGTATGGACTGGTGGGAGTCTTTTCTTACCTTCTGTATTGGGCAGGGCAGCTTGGCCCTGCTTCATTATCTTGGCATAGTTAGTATAGGATGGTGCTAAATGGAAAGACAATTTGGCTGGATAAAAGACAAGTTCGACAAGCAGGACTACCTTCATCGGAGGAAGTTTATCAAACTGCCCGATGTAGTCAAGCATAGCCATTTACTAACACCTGTCCGAGATCAAGGGCAAGTCGGCTCATGTGTCGGGTTCGGCATTGGGATTAACCTGAACTCCGTCAAGGTGATGTTAGAAATCTTCAAGGAATGGTGTAGTCCTACCTATATTTATAATGGCGCCAGGTATTTAGAAGGCACTTTGCCTATAGATATGGGTTGCCAGCCCAGGGATGCCTTAGAGTGGACATTGGATTTTGGCATTTTACTTGAACACTTCTGGCCTTATGACCCAACGATGGTTGACAGGAACGCGCCATCATCAGAGCGCATTGCACAGGCCAATAGATATAAGGGGTTTCAATATTGGAGAGCAGTTGATGGCGTTGACGGATTATGTGATGCGTTGGCCTCGGGATATTTTGTATCAATCGGCACTCCCTGGTTTTCAGAATGGAGAGATGCACCCTGCGGGAGATTGGCCGTGCCGACTGTTAGTAGTCAAGTTCTAGCCGGGCATGAGACCTGCCTATATGGGTATGACCGGGTAGAGGGTATATTCAATGGCGTGAACTCCTGGAGTGAGGATTGGGGAGACAAGGGACACTACCTAATGCCGTTTGAGGCTATTGATATATTCAAGGCAAGGGGCGGTTATGACGGTCATTATATAACCTTTACCCCTGAAGAGGATATGAGCCCACCGCCAGAGCCCACGCCTTCGCCGTGTCCCTTTGGGAACGGAATTGCCGGTGTTTCTGAGAAGATGCTGAATATAGTACCGAGCCTGGCAAAAAGAACAGGTCGCTTCTATGTCTCATATAGGAATCCGTAAGATGGAGTATAGATGAAAAAGACTGATATAGCTTACATTGCTGGGTTATTCGATGGTGAGGGATGTATTCGAATAAATAAAAACTCTGCTAATCGCAATTATTATACCCTGAATGTAAGCGTTAAGATGGCTTGGGAGTGGATGCCGAAATACTTGCACCTTGCTTTTGGCGGGTCTATTCATAAATACAAGATGGATAAATATTACCCCAATGCCAAAGACCAATGGTGCTGGAATATAAGGGGGAAAGAAGCTACGGAGTTTCTAAAGGCTATCTTGGGTTACCTGAGAGTTAAGAGAGCTGAAGCGGAATTAGCGATAGTTTTTCAAAGCAAAAAGTTAGCTAGATCTGATTATTGGGGAATTGCTCATAAAGGAAAGACAATGCGAACAGAGGAGCAAATAGTCCTAGAAGAGGCTCAATATATTTTAATGAAGGGACTGAAGCGATGAAGCGCAAATATAAAAGACGAGGAGTTTCTTAATGGAATCTATACCGCACAGCAGAGCTATGTTTGTGCCTGGCCTGGCTGTAAACAATCCATTTTACCGGGTATGCAGTGGAAATATATCTGGCGAGAATGCAAGGACAGCAAGGGCCATAAAGGTACAGAACTTGCGAAGGCTCACGCATATCATAGGGTAGAAGATGAAAACAAGACTTACTCAAAAGCAGGAGGTATTCTGCTTAAAATACTTTGAATCAGGCAATGCTGCTGAAGCGGCTCGATTAGCTAATTATTCCCCTCAGACTGCCGATGTTATAGGTAGGGAAAACTTACGAAAACTTACGATTCAGGCCCGGCTTCGAGAACTCCGGGAAAAGGCGGGATTAACTGAAGATGTCAGCATCGCTAGTGTGCATGAACGGAAACAAATCCTGACTGTGATAGGCCGGGCTAGGCTCACTGATTTTATGACTGCCGGTGCTGATGGGAGCTGGGTGGATATAGGACCAGAGAACCCACACTCAGGGGCATTACAGGAAATAACTAGCCGAACAGAGTATGACGATAAGAGTGCTGATGCTGCGGTAATCACAAAGATTAGACTCCATGACCCGGTAAGAGCCATTGACCTATTGAACAAAATGGACAAGATTTATCAAGACGGAGCCACAGTGAATATAGATAATAGGCACCTGGAGATAATCGTTAGGTCTGAGAATACCAAAGAATTATTAGAGGAGATAGCACAAGGCATTGAGCCTCATACAGTTGCTGACGACTAGAGTATTTGATGATAACCTTTCGGCTTATCAAGGTGGGAAAAGAAGAGCATTAAATGAGGGAGGGACTGCTTCAAGCAAGACATGGTCCATTCTTCAGCTCTTAATTTACATAGCAGAACACTCTAAGAAGTCTCTAACAACTTCTATTGTATCGGAATCTTTACCCCATCTGAAGCGAGGGGCGATAAGAGACTTCTTTCGTATAATCAATGAGCCTTTTGAAAATAATCCTCGGTATAATAAAACCGAGCAACAATACAGATTTGGGAAGTCTATAATAGAGTTCTTCGGTGCCGACGAGCCGGCCAAGGTTCGTGGTCCTCGGCGCGATATTCTCTTTCTTAATGAAGCGAATAATATCCCCTGGGAGACAGCTCGGGGGCTTGATGTCAGGACTTCAAGATTCACCTTTGCCGACTGGAATCCGGTTTCTGAGTTTTGGGCGCATGAATACTGGATAGGTCAGCCGGAGAATCAGTACATTCACTCGACCTACCGGGATGCCCTTGATGTAATATCGCCTGAGATAATCCAGACGATCCTCAAGACAGGAGAGCGGGACCCGAACTGGGCGAATATCTACCTTGAGGGCAGGTTAGGCAAGATAGAGGGATTAGTCTATCCCTTCTTCAATCAGATCAACGAGCTGCCCCATGGTGAGATATTCTATGGATTAGACTTCGGCTTCTCAACTGATGTAACCGCCCTGGTAAGGAATGTAATCGCTGGTGACAATCTCTATTCGCAAGAACTGATTTATGAGCGGGGATTAACCAATCAGGACATATCAGACCGGATGATCGAGCTAGGAATTCAGAAGCATTCAGACGAGATATTCGCCGACTCTTCCGAACCTAAGTCAATCGAGGAAATCTATCAGCGAGGGTTCAACATCAAACCTTGCTCAAAGGGGCCTGGGAGCGTTGAATTTGGGCATCAAAAGGTCAGGCAGTATAAACAATACTGGACAGCCGATTCCCTTAACTGCATCAAGGAACAGAGGAACTTCAGGTATCTACTTGATAAGAATGGCAAATTGACCGAGAAAACATCACATTTATGGAGTCATGGCATGGATGCCCGCAGATATGGAGTCGTGGGCAACCTGGAGCCACAGGAGAAGCAGGGGATATTAGTCTATGACGCTATGAAGGAATTTGGATTAGATAGGATATAAAAAATGGGAACATTACAGGAATTTGACGAGATATTAAAAGAAGCGACTATGCAAGTCGAGCAGGCTCTTAGCCTGGAAGATTCAGGCTGGATAAACCTATCTGCGTTGACATCGAATATTATACCGGCTGATCAGCGCAAGACTACTGTCCAAGAAGCGCGG